CCGAACTTGCAAAGGGTCAAGGGTTTCAACCTCAGCAAAAACTGAAAGTTGAGCCCATGACTTTGAAAGCGTTAGTCCGTGAACGTATTGAGGCAGGAAAAGAAATGCCAACGGAACTTTTCAACATTTTTGTTGGAAATAAAACAAACATAAAAAGGAAACAATAAACATGAACGACGTAGCAAATAAAAAAGAAGGTGCTCTAGCGACAGTTAATTTTGAAGCTGATGCACAACAAGGTACTCAGAATATGTCGCAAGATGATCTTGCGTTACCATTCTTAAAAGTACTAGGACAACTATCTCCTGAAATAAATAAAAGAGATGGAAAATATATCGAAGGTGCAGAGCCCGGTATGATCCTTAACACCGTTACAGGAGAAATCTTTGATGGTTCTAAAGGAATAGATGTTTTACCAGCACACTACAGAAGACAACTTGTAGAATGGCAAGACAGAGGGGAAAGCAAAGGTGCTCCAGTAGCTATACATGAAGCATCTAGCGATATCATGAGTAAAACAACTCGTGATAAATCTTACAAAGATAGATTACCTAATGGTAATTATATTGAGAACACAGCAAATCACTTTGTAGTGTTATTAGGTAAGACTCCGACAACAGCTTTGATTTCTATGAAATCGACTCAATTAAAAATTAGTCGTAAGTGGAACTCAATGATGATGGGACTTAAACTTCAAGGTAAAAATAGTCTGTTTACACCGCCTACATATAGCCACATTTATAAATTAAAAACTGTTCAATTGTCTAACGACAAAGGAACTTGGTTTGGTTGGGATGTTTCTATGGTGGGTCCGGTACAAAATAATGGCGTTTATGAAATAGCTAAAAGTTTCGCTGCAAGTGTAGTTAAAGGAACTGTTGAAGCTAAACCTGAAAACGAAAATTCATTACAGACAAAACCTAAAAAAATATTAGACTTATAAATTCCTGCGTAGGATATTAGGCCGGCCTAGGGAGACTGAAGTCGGCCTTTTTAAAGAATGTGTAATATATGAAGAAAGTTAATGATCAGGCGCTTATTACTTACGAGGATTGGATAGACTCGGGAAGAGTTATTATTCCTTGTGCAAAAGGTATTCCCCTTAAAGGTATAAAAAATTGGTCTGATCCAGTTTTTAAAATTTCGAAAGAAGAATGGAAAAATAAATATTCTCATTGTGAGATTGCTTTAAGATTAGATCAAGATATTGATTTTGATATTGATAATGAATTAGCAAAAAGATTTATAGAAGACTACCTTACAGTTAAAGATGCTGTATCAGGAAGACCCACCAACCCAAAAAGTCATTATTGGTTTAAAGGTAGTTTAGACTTTAAACAATTTATATTACCTGCAGAATTAAAAGATTATTGTAAAAATTTACCACACGGCAATACTCTTTGTGAAATAAGAAGTGGATTAAAACATTATACTATTGTTCCTAAATCTTTACATAGTAAAGCAAACGAATATGTTGAGTGGGAAACTTATCAAGGAATAAATAAATACCCTGGAGATTTAAAGAAAGCTTTAAATAAAGTAGCTTTGTCTACTGCTCTTTGTGTTTTGTATGCTTCTCAAGGAAACAGGGATACTTATTGTACTGCCATTGCAGGGGTTTTAATAAAACACACTGATTGGGAAGACAAGGAAATTAACGATTTTATTTTTAAAATAGCTACTGAGTCTAATGACGATGAAGCTGATAAAAGATCAAGCAAGGGTTCTACCGGAAGAACGTCTAATAAAAATTTTGGCATACCTAAACTAGCTGAAATAATTGGATGTTCACAAAATGCTATCACAACTATCTTTAGCTGGATTGGTATTCAATACGAAACATCTGAAGGAGCTTCGGCAATAGGAGAAATTGTTGAGTACGGACAGGATCTTTATGAAGTTACTGTTTATGGAAACAAAGAAGGCAAACCTACTGAAGTAGTTATAGAAGTAGACGGACCAACTTTAATGAAGCAAAGTTTTTTTTATGATGCTGTTATGAGTCAAGCACAAGTGTGGGTTCCTAAAATGAAACCTAATGATTTTGCAGCAATTATGAAAAGAAAATTTGAAGAAAGAGGAAAGTCTGCTGACTACGTAGAAGAAGCAAATGAAAATTTAGTTTTTGTTAAATATTTTGAACAGTATATTGCTTATAAGTCAGCCTTTACAGACAAGAAAAATTTACTAGAATTTCAATTACCTTACTACGACATGCGTGCAGAAGAATTAGAATTTAATTTAAATGCTTTTGAAGATTTTTTAGAAGCAAGAAGGATTACAATGAAACGTGTAATTCTTGTAAGAAAATGTCAGAAGGTATTAAAAGCAAAAAAGAACAAAGGAAAAGTAGGTAGTAAGTCTTGTGTGTCTTGGAAAATAAAAGACTATAAATTAGATCCAGAAAATTTAACTATTGATGTAGTTCCTGAAAAGGGAAAGGAGGTACAGCAAATTGATTTTGAAGCAGACCAAATTGAACCAACCTAGATTTGTAATTGGTCCTCCAGGTACTGGAAAGACTCATATATGGATTTTACAAAAGTATTTAGAACTTTATAGGAAGTATGGAGCAGATAAAATTATTCTCCTATCTCATACTAAAGTTGCTAAGAACGAATTAAAAAAAGCAATTCAGGAATTAGAAGAAATAAAAAACGATCCTGTTATACAGGAAGACGAAAATTATTTTGATTACAGAATTTCTACAATTCATGCTTATTGTAAGAAAGGAGGAAACAAAAGTGTTTTTGATAAAAAAGATGACTGGCCTGCTTTGTGTCAAGCAGCACCTTTTCTTTTGTTAAAAAAAAGTGCCCAGATCACAAAAGACCCTATGAAGTATCATCCTTTTTTTAAATGTAATAGTGAAGCTCATGGAAGAGGAATGAAAATTATAGATCATTGGAATAGTTCGGTTGACCCTCATGAAAGTTATAAACCTTACAACTTAAAACACATGTTAAGAATAAAACAAATATATGAAGATTTTAAAAACAAGAGAGATACAAGAACAAATTTAAAAAGAAACTTACAAGATTATTGCGACATGATTGATGCCTTTAATCGTAACCCTAGTGATCCAGAAATTGATGCTCTTATAGTTGATGAAGCTCAAGATAGTAGTGTACCTCAATTACGTGCTTTAGAAAAAATGGCAAGGAATGTTAAAGATGGTAATGTTTATTATGTAGGGGATCCTAATCAAACTATATTTACATTTGCCGGTTCTAACCCTGATTATTTTGAAAAACTATCTGTTACCAATAAATATAAAGAATTAGAAACAGGTTTAAGATGTAGTGTAGCTATAAACAATTACTGTAAAGCAATAATAGTTCCTGTATGGAGACAATACGGATATACTAGAACATGGACACCTACAGAGATAGAGGGAAATGTTTATAATCTTCCTAATTTAATAGGGTCTCCTGGTTTAAATAAATTAATAGATAAAATAAAAACTTCTAAAGAATCTTTTTTATTTACCTATAGAACTGAAGCATCCAAAAACTGGATAATACCTTTTTTAGAAAAAAATGGTTTTAAATATTCTCATTTAGGAAACAATCAACATGTTTCAGATGCAGAAATAAACTGTCATTATACTTGGCCTTTGTTTTTAAAAGGCGAAACTCAATCTTTTGATCAGCTTCAATCTTATTGGACACATTTAAAAAAAGAAAACAAATTAAAGGATTCGAGAATCTTTAAAAAAATAAGAAAAAAAGATTATACTTTTCAAGAGTTTGTTAATTTAGGTTATTTAGATGAGTCTTTAAAAGATAAAGAAGATTTTTATCAATTAGTTAAGATACCTAAAGAAGAAGAACGAAGAAAGAAACACGACCAAAGAATGATTTACATTAAAACTATTATAAATAAATACAATTTAAATCAGAAGTCTACAATTGAATTAGGAAATTTTCATCAAGTCAAAGGTCTTACTAGAGATAATGTAATTGTTGACCTTACACTTACAAGAGCAGAACCTTATTTTGAACAGTTATATTTATATTACGTAGCATGCAGTCGAGGCAAACATGATCTATGGATTTTAAAAACACAAAAAAGAAGGGAGCTAGGAAAAAAAGATGAGTACATACATCAAACAAATTGGAGGTAATTTTAATGACCGCATATAAAAAACAAATTGGAGGTTCACATTATAAGTCGATGGCCATGCAGCCGAGTGAGTTTATAAACAAGAACAGGTTGCCTTTTGCAGAGGGATCAGCTATAAAATATATATGCAGACATGCAGCGAAAGGAAAAGAACAAGACATAGATAAAGCAATTCATTATTTAGAAATGATAAAGGAAAGGGACTATAGTTAATGTGTACTGTACCAGAAATAAGTGAACTAGACCTTACAGGGATAGATACAGTAGCCGTGGATTTAGAAACATACGATCCAGGTTTAATGAAGAAAGGTTCTGGAGCTGTTACAGGAGAAGGATATGTTTGTGGTATAGCCATAGGAACTTCTAAACAAAATTTATATTTTCCAATACGTCACGCTATGACATCTAATTTAGATGTGGTTGATACGTGGACTCAACTAAACAAGATATTATTTCAAAATGAAAAGATAAAAAAAGTATTTCATAATGCTATGTATGATGTGTGTTGGATTAGGGCTTCTACAGGAGAAATGCCTAAAGGGCCTTTACTTGATACAATGATTGCAGCTTCTGTAATTGATGAAAATAGAATGAGATACTCTTTAGATGCTGTCAGTAAAGACTATTTAAAAGATGCAAAAAAATCATGGGACTTAAAAGACAGATCTTTAGCTGAACACGGTATAAAAGATCCAATGTCTAATATGCATAAACTTCCTTATTCTTTAGTAAAAGATTATGCTGAACAAGATGTTAATTTAACTTTAAAGCTGTGGGAAATATTTAATCAAAAATTAGACGAAATTATATACGAACCTGCAGGGAAAAGTCTACGTAAAATTTTTAATTTAGAAACAAAATTATTCCCTTGTTTAGTTGACATGAAATTTAATGGAGTTAAAATAGATGTCAAAAAAGCTGAGAAACTTGGTAAATTCTTAGAAAAAAGAAGAGATAACCTTGTTGCTTTAATCGCTAAAAGAACAGGAATTAAAGTTGATATCTGGGCTTCTTCATCTATTAAAAAACTTTTAGATTATCAAGGTATTAAAGATTATAAAAAAACTCCTAAGTCTGGAGCACCTCAACTTCCTAAAGATTATTTACAGACTCATAGTGATAGATTTCTTCGCATGATCGCAAAGGCAAGAGAATGTGATAAAGCAAAAGGAACTTTTGTAGAAGGTTTATTAAGTTATGTTCATAAAGGCAAGATTCATGCTGACATAAATCAAATTAGATCTGAAGGAGGAGGAACTGTTACAGGTAGATTTTCAATGAGCAATCCTAATTTACAACAGATTCCTGCTAAAGGTTATATTGGTAAAAAGATGAGAGAGCTATTCTTACCAGAAGAAGGACATGTGTGGGGTAGTTTTGATTACTCGCAACAAGAACCACGGATCGTGGTACATTATGCTATTAAATTATTAAAGAACTCTCCAGAATTATTACAACTTGATATTCCGGAACAATATAGGAATAAAAAATTTCAAGCCATTCTAAAAAGTATTAAAAAAATAGAAACATATTACAAAGAAGACCCCAGTGCAGACTTTCATAAGCTGGTAGCTAAGATGGCAGGAATTTCTAGAATTGAAGCTAAAACTATAAGCTTAGGAATGTTCTATGGTATGGGTAAAATAAAATTACAAAAAGAATTAAGATTAGAAAAAGATGAGGCTAAAGAATTATTTAATAAATATCATGATGAGGTTCCTTTTGTTAAAAAATTAACAGAAGACTTAATAGAATTTGCTTCAGAAAACGAACTTCTTTTTACTGTAGGCGATAGGTTCTGTAGATTTAATAAATGGGAAACTACAAAAAAAACCTGGAACAATAAATTAAAAAGATATGACCCTGTTGCTTTGTTAACTAAAGAGCAGGCAATAACAGAATATAGAGCTTACTTACAAAAACAAAATGAAGAGGTAGATAAGTTAATTAAAGAGGACCCAAAAAAATATAGCAACGAAGACAAGATAAAAGATCCAGATTTAGAATATTTATCAGATAGATATGTTCCTGCATTTACTTACAAAGCTCTTAATAAATTAATTCAAGGGGGTGCAGCTGATATGACTAAAACAGCTATGGTTAAATTGTACGAGCAGGGTATTTTACCACATATTCAAATACATGATGAATTGTGTCTTTCAGTAAAAGATGATAGACAAGCAAAGGATATTAAAAAAACTATGGAGACAGCACTTCCTTTATTGATTAATAACAAAGTAAGTTATAAAAAAGGTAAAAATTGGGGATCTGCTAAATGATAAATTATGGCCTATCTAAATGCAAACATACCTGCTACATACGCACAAATAAAAAGAGAGTATCTATATGACTGTAAAAAACATCATGGAGAAGTTGAAGACTGTATTGTATTTGGTATATCAAGTATTACTGGACGTGGTATACTTTTTCACGCTATCATGGAAAATGGCGCAATTTTCTATAGGTTGCCTATTTCGGCTTTTATTCAACGTGGTTTTAAACCGGAGTCTGTTCCCATTAAAAGACTTGATGAACTTCAGCTCTGGAATTCTTTTTCTTATCATCCTGCTGTTAATCGTTGGGATATTTTAAGCGCTGCTTCAGGCAAATACATAGGTAAAGACAAAAAATGGCATCATGGTAAATACTTATTTACCATTGACTGGGCTCACCCAGATGTTAATATGTTAGACGCCGATCATTCGGAAATTCCGCACGAACATAAATGTGCGCACATAATTGCTTTAGATGATGGCAACTATGCGGCTCAGCCAAACAATAGATGTATATGGGACTTACCTTCGTTTACAGTTAAGGATAATATTCCTGATTGGAAGGTACAAACTAGTGAATGGAATGTAGAAGATACAGGTCAATGGAAAACAGAAGACACTGATAATTTCTTTTACGAAATTGAGGAGAAAAAAAATGATTAAAAAAATATGGAAAACTATTTGTAAACCTTTTCAAAAATATTGGGATTGGTTGAGAAGTGGTTTAGATAAATGAAGAGAAAACAAAAATCTTTAGTATTAAAAAATAAAGTTAAAGAGCCAAGCAAATTAGATTGGTTTAAAAAAAATATTGTAATTGTTCCTGTTGTGGCAGCAATCATAGCCGGAACATTTACATCGGTAAGATATGTATTGTCTTTGACAGACACTATTGAATCAAACCAACAACAAATTGTAGATCTTACAAAAGATTTAAAACAAGCACAGAAAAATATTACAGATCAAAACACAAGACTATCATCAGCTGAAGCAACGTGGACTATGGCTGAAAACTTATATAGACAATTAGCAGACACAGTGAGAGATCATACCTATGACCTTAAAGACCTTACGAGATAACCTATTATGGATTGCATTCTTTATTTGCGTAGCAACTTACGCAGAAGCAAAGAATGAATATCTAAATGACTACGGAACTTGTGAAAGAGGTTACTTTGAACCCTACACAGAAGTTAATCAACGTGATTATAAATCAGGTACAAGTGATGAATGGCAAGACCAAAGAGTAGGTTTTAGATTTCGTATGCCTTTAGGTGCTGTGTGTAGTGATGATTATATTTCAGAAATGCAGAAAAAAAGTAAAATAAAAACCCAACTTGAACTTATAAAAGAGTGTAAAAGAATACCAAGAATAAGCCCTCCACCTCTAGAGTTTGCAGAACTGTTTAATATGTGTAATAAACTAGGGGTTGTAGGAATAGTAGAAAATAAACAACCAGATGGAAGACATTGGGATAATTTAAAGATACAATATCTAAAAGAAAATCCGGATGTTGTAATAATGGAACAGGCGATGCCACAATGAAAATATCAGATAACACATCAGTAAGTATGCCAATGAAAAATATGATTGGTATAGTTGTAGTAGTGGCTATGGGTGTGTTTGCATACACAGAGGTTACAGCAAGACTTACAAGTCTAGAGACATCAAGAGAATTGTTTCAGGCTGATCTGTTAAAGAAAAGCGAACAAAAGCCCACGGACCAGGAACAATTTATGTTGATAGAAGATTTATATAAATCAACTGAAAAATTAGAGAAGACACA